AGAATGCGCCTCATCCTGGCGCGGTCTTCATAGTTCAAATCCGCTGGCATCATGGTATTGCCCTGTGGCCTTTCTCCGAGGCCGTACACGGCGCGCATGGCCTCGTGTTGCTGTTTCTGCGAGAGATTACTCGGATAGCAGCTTTCGTTAATTGGCATGAATCAAAAATCGGGGGACCGGGGAGAAGACAAGTGGCAGAAAGCACCGGCCCCCCAATTTGAGGAGATTCAATATGGTGCCTGGCCTTCCGAATACACGGTGTAGGCCTCCTGTCCGATGGTGACATTGGTAAAGTTCACCATGAACGTGCGGATATTGACGGTTGCCACCGTGGCCGTGCCGTTCATGGTTCCGCCGGTACCCACGGCAACCGTGACGGCACCCGCGCCGGTCGATTTGACCATTAACTCGAACGAAGTGCCTACCATGCAGCCCTGAATCGCATCGCACAGAGCAGCCGCAGTGGGCAGGGTAAGAGTCGCAGTGGCGTTGCAACTGATCAGGCCGGACAGTGTCTGAGCCGCCGTCAAAGTGCCTCCGGCGGTCAAAGTCACCGGCAGAATCATAGGGAAGCTGATTGACTGGAGCCGGGGATCGGTGAGGCCAAAGTGTGTTTGCAATCTGGGCATGTGCGTCTCCTCCTATGCTCCCAGCACGGCAACTGCGCCGTTTTGCTGATAAAGGTTCCCGAACCCGATCAGCGAGTCAAGCCGATTGACCTGCATGCTTCTCACCGGGTCCCAGGCAACCACTTTGCGTAGTGCGATACCGGAGTCAGGGTCCTGTTGTTGTGCGGCGCTCTCCACTGCTTTCGGCTGATAGAGTTTGCCTCCGACCAAAGCGAATGCCTCGCGGCTTAATCCGAGTCCCACTGTTCCCGATTTGCCGTTGGGTGCCGTGGTTCCCGGCCATAACGTGAGTGCCGCGTTGTTCTGTGGCAATGCATCCACATTTTGATACTGCGAGCCTGGTCCGTAGATGGCCGGCAATATGTTGATGGTGTCGCTGCCGCCCGTGAGCGTGTAGGCCGTGGTAGCGGTGAAGGTTCTCAGCACCAGTGGGCCGGCTGATCGTCGCGTCATGGGGTTGACCATGTTACACGCCGCGATATTGAACTTATCCCCGGCATTGATGGTGTCTCCTGCCGTTCCCTGAATGACTAACTGCGAGCCTGACTGGTTGCTGCCGATGCACTTGACCACGCCGGCCCAGGTTCCCGCAGTGTGGGTGTAGAGCGAATTGCTCTCGTAGAAGTCGAATCCAGCCAATACCCCGATATTGCCCTGCTTCCATTGGCGCGAGATCTGATCCGTCGGGTTGAACACGTTGGTGATATTGCTTCCCAGCGTGGTCATCATGCTGCTCGAAATCAACATGCATCGCTTGCCTGGACTGCATGCTTCCTTTTCCAAGATGGCCCTTGCCTGGTAGTAAGTCTGTACCGTGGTCGGGTCCGTGCCTAATTGCCCTACCAGATTGGATGTGTTGATTCGCGCCCAGTTGGCCGCGCGTGAGTCGATTTCCTGCGAGATCGCTGCGGCTGCGGGATTCCAATAGTTTTCGCGCAACTCCTCTTCACTGCGTTCGAGTCTTACGGCCTTTTCGTAGTCGTCCCACTCAAATGGAACTTGTATCCAGTTGTCGAGCGCGACGGTTGTCGAGATGCGAGCGATTCCCTGGGGCGCATATCCCATTCCATCGACTACCAGAAAGCGTTGCGGGAATTTGATCTGTATGGTGCTGCCCGGTGCGAATTCTCTATTGAAGTCTTTCTCCCACGAACGGTTGAAATATTCACTGCACACCAGGCGGTTCACCAGCAGTCTCAGGATCTCCATCGAGACCCATGACGTGTTGATAAAGCTGTTTGCTGGCACTTAGAGCTGTCCTTTGAATCGCAGCATGTCCCTCCGATCTGCTGCCTGTTTGAATGACCGGAAGTCGCCGCTCTCCGCCGCCCTCTGCCTTTCGTCTCCCGGTGGTGAAGAGTTACCGTTCAACTCGGTGGGTGGCGCGATTCTGGGTCTGACAGGTTTTTCCGGGAGAAATTTTCCGTCCGCTCCCCGTGCGGGCGTCTCGCTTTCCGTTGACTTCGACGATTTGGCGAGTTCCTGCTTCACCAAGGCCTCGACGGTAAACCACTCCCTGAGAGCTTCCAGAGGATCTGTCTTCACGAGATGGAGGAATTCCGAGAACTTCTGCTTGTCCGAACCGACCACGTAGAGAGCATCGACCACCACCGGAGAGCGATTGATTGCTGCCCTGATCGCGTCAGGCACTCCCTCGCTCCCCAATAGTTCAGTGGCCGTCGCCACGATCTTGGTGTCCGCTTCTTCTCCGTACCTCTGCTTGGCTTCTTCGAGTTTGGTCCGGAGTGTCTGCTTCTCGTTCTCGGCGTACTGCTTCTGCACGTGTTCGAGCACTGCCTGTCGAGCGGCCCATCTGGTCAACTCCCCGAGGTATTTCTTCTCTGCGGCCTTGTACTCCTGCCACGTGGAGAAGTCTTCCTCCTTGGGTTGAACGGGTTCGCCATCCGTGTTGGCCGGCGCGGGAGACGGTTCCGCTGCTTTCACGTCCTTTTTGCCGTGCGACTCCACTTCCTGGCGTATGCGGTCGCGCTGTTCGAGCAGATCCCTGATCTCGCGGTTCAGTTCCTCTTTGCGTGTATCTGCGTTGCTCCTGCCCTGTCGTTTGATGCCGGCGTCCGAGGCCGGGGCGGCTTTTTCTGGCTCTTCACCAGCGGATTTGGGTTCGGAGGGTGCCGGGGCCTCCCGTGACGGCTTACTCTTGCCTGGCAGTTTTCCGGTCTGCCTCCACTCGGCGTACTCCCCTGGATCGGTGGGGATCGCGAGTACTTCAGGAGGTTGTCGTTCTTCTGCCGAGGACTGTTGCGGTTGCGGTGCGGGTGCTGCGGGTGACGACTCCGCAGGGGTTTCTACGTCAGGCATACTTCTCCTCAGATGGGGATTGATAGATCAGGCTGCGCCATAGAGTCTGATGCTTGCCGTGCATGGATGGCCGTTGCGAGCGTTCCGCCAGGACGTGTTCAATGATGCGGTCGCGCAGCAGTTGGCGCATCACCGGGCCGAGTGCGCTGCCGTCATCGCGCTGGCCGTCGCCCACTCGGCCCAGTTTCTCCCAGACCATATCGGCGCGGAAGGTGGGCTGCTCGCGGGCTACCGCAACCACGGTGTCATAGTACAGCCGGCGTTGTTGTTCGCCCGTGAGAAATTCAGCCCGCCGGATGGCGTCTTCGGTGACCGCCCGGGCGCGTGCGGGCTGAATGAGTGAGGGTTTCTTTTGTTTGGGCGCGTGACCGTTCAGCGGCACTTCCGGTCCTGGGCCGTCCCAGTTGAAGCTGGTCTGGCTGGGATTGTCCGGAGGGCGTTTTCTACCCATAAATTATTCCGGTTTGTATATCTGTGCCACGTACTCGGCTAGGTCAAACGGGATTCTGGATACTTCGGCGGACTTCCGCTTCCGTTGTGGCGAGCGTGATCCAAAGCGGACCCAAGGTGTGTCCTCGAAACGTCGCGCAAATCCCTTGACGCCTCTGCCATACGGCATCAGAGCCGGCACGTCGCCCCACAGGTAATAGCTGCCATAGTGCCACCTGGCGCGTCCGACCCAGTCCTGCGCCCCTCTAACGTTCTCCACCACCATGGGGATGTAGCGTTCGCCGGCCTCAATCGCCTCGCGCTGAATCCGGAAACATGCATCAAACAGTTCATTCGAGGGAGGGGGCAGTGTCCTGACGCGCTTCCATGGCATGGAACGGTAGCTGTATTCCTGGCAGGGAGGAGATGCCACGATGCAGGCTGCATCCCTGAACTGCCACCCCTCCAGAGTCTTCACGTCCTGCAAGACCAGTTGCCCCGGATATCGCCTTCTCTCAATATCGAATCCCACCACGTCGTACCCTTCACTCAGAAAACCATCTGCCCATCCACCGAGTCCGCAGCAGAGATCGATACAGAGGGGCCTTTTCACGCAATCATGGTGGCGAGTGCCCAGCAGGCTAATCCTCCAGCCACCAGATTTCCTCTAGGTGTCTGAATCCCGAATGCCGCCAGGGCAAACAGAATCACTGCCAATACCATCAGCACGAGTCGTATTGGGTTCATAGCGTCTCCTGATTAGTTCTTGGGCGAAACATCCAGATACAGCACGGTCTTGCCGTCTGGCCCCAGCGTGGGGTCGAATTCCACTTTTCGAACGGTGTAGCGTGACCCCCTTGGCAGTAGAATTTCATTCTGATCAGGAGGTGCCCATACATCCGGGTGCGAAATTTCACTCATGCGTACCGCTTGCGTTCCTTTCGGAACGCGGATAACCGCCAGGTCTCCACGTCTTCCGAATAGCAGTGCCGCCAGTTCCTTATCTAACGTCGTTGAGGTAAATCCATGGTCCGTAAATGTATCGCCTACCTTGTATCCCGTGGGGCGACTGAAACCCCGATATACGATGGTCTCCTGCGGCAATGGATCGCTCTTTGCCAGTGCGGTGTCAATGTGCTGGATGTCCGGATGGAGATTAGATCCTTCAATGCGAAGACTTTTGTTTACCGGATCGGACTCGCTTCTGTACTCTGCTAATGCCCTATTTTCAGATGGTGTATAACGGCCCCCGCCAACTTGTGGTTCAATCTGCGGTGTTTCCCAAGATTCCGGATTGACAAATATCTTCGGAGCAATCCGTTTCGGATCTTCTATTCCGGCCTGTAATCTTTCCGGATGGCTGGGCGCGAAGGGGCCGAGGATAGACTGAGTGAGCGCCGGCCCCCAGTTGCGTATCGCCAGCGGTGCCCCTATGCCTCCGGTCAATGCGGCAATACCCAAGGGCAATCCCACCTGGAGTCCGAGGCTTGCCGCAAATTGCAGAGCCGTGTCCGTATCTGCTCCGTATTGGCCGGCTAGAGAACGATCCGGTGTAGGACGAACGTCAAGAGGGATCTGTCCCCCAGGAAACTGCGGGACTCCGGAGGGTATGAGTTGCTGCGGATCAGCCATTGGCTTCCGGTGCAGCCTGGTTCGGTTCAGGCATTGCGGTTCTATCGGCGGCTGCTATCTCTGCCTCGTGCGCTCTCTGTGCCCCGGCCTGTAATGCGTCATGCGCCCTCTGCGCTCCCGCCCCTTCTGCATCCGCCATCAGTTCGCTGGCCAGCATCTCTTTTTCATGAGCGTGCTTTGCGGCTGTCAATCCGGCCTCGTGAGCATGCGATTGCAATCGGTCCCATGTGTCCGCTACGAATGTGGAGCGTTCCTTCAGTTCCTGAGACTTGGTATTGATCTCCGCCACTGCAATCTGGGTCTCCAGTTTCATCTTTTCGATCTGCAACTCGAACTGGTTGTCGATCAACTTGGCTTGCCTCTCGAAGGTGAGTTTTTGGAGTTCCGCCTGCATCTGCTGCATGGCCATCGCCTGCTGCTGCGACTGGGCTTGCAGTTGCTGCATCTGCTGCATGGTCTGCGTGGGATCATCCTGAGAGGGATATACGATCTTTGCCATCTCGTCCCCGCGAGGCCCGAGGTTTTTCATTTTGATTGCGATACTCAGCAGTTGCGCCGCCTGGGGAGGAGAGAGAGGCAGGTTCGGCATTTGACCGACCAATGCATTCAGGAAGTCGTTGGCCTCTTCCCGCTGTGATTGATAACTGGGGCCTGTCGAGATCGAGAT